TGGAACATCGGAAAGGGTCAGCCCGACTTGTCTGCTCCGCCAGAAAACGTTGGCAAACCGTCCGAACGAGTGACTGTTAACGGGACTTCTTTCAAGGTTGAAGGGACAAACACGGTAGATCTCAGCGTTAAGCCGTTTGCCGGTGAGATCACATACGGCGGCACTTGGTATATCAGTTCAAACCTGCCGTACACATACCGCGCTGCGTATGACCCATACAGCGGGCGCCGTGGTGGTGGTGACTGGTTTACGCGTATTGAAAACGGCTTGTCAAAAGATATCGACCGCATTTTTCAACGCGCTCTTTCCCAAATCAAATGACTCTTCAAGCTGTTCGCGCTCACATCGAATCCAAGGTTTACAACGCTTTTCAGGGGTTAACTCCGGCGTTGCCGGTGGTCTGGGACAACGTGCAGGAAAAGCCTCCAGGGCTGCCTTATGTCATCTGTTTGATCAGTTACACCAACACAACAGAGACGATTGTTAATCAGGCAGAATCTGCCATTGAAAACCTGACGGGGAATATTCAGCTATCTATTTATGTCCCGCGCGGGGGAGGAATGAAAGCCCTAGAGGAATACAGCACAACGGCCATGGTCGTGTTTAACACCATGTACGACTGGAGCAGCTCGGTCAGGGTTCGATGTGGGCAGATAAACGGTCCAGTTCCCTTGCTTAATGGTCCAGAGCCATACGCCTTGGCAACCGTATCGTGCCCTTTTGGCGCGACAGTAGATTAAGTAAGTCTTTGCCCCCGAAGACAACACGCCCCCTGTTGTTTTTTCGAGGTTTATTTTGCCAGTTGCATGTTCCGCTACCGCCCTAACGGGGTCGAGTGGTGCGGTCTATTTCACGCCAGCAGCGACCAAAGCTTGCCTTTTAGCGGCTGACTTTTCTAACGGTGATAACGACATTAACGTTGGGACCGATAAGGATTTCCGCGTTGGTGACATCGTCACGTTTTCGTTGAAAGACGGAGCCAAACTCGATGGCGGGTTGGCTGTCGATACCAAGTATCGAATCAAAACCGAAGCTGATGGCAAGGTTGAAATTGTCACGGCTGCCGACGATGCTGATGTCACGATTGCTGGGGACGGCGCTGACAATGGTGGACACGTCGAGATGCAAAACGATCCCTCAGGCATCTGTGAGGTTCGTGAATGGTCTTGCGCGTTCAGCGCAAGTCAGCTCGATGTATCTACATTGCCCTGCGGCGTAGGTGCTGCAGCGGGTGCCGCCAAGTTCCTGCAGCCCAAAAAGACTCAGGCAGGCCCTCCCGAGATCACCGGGACGATGACGCTGTACATCACCAACGATGAGACCTCGTTGTCTCAACGTTTGATGGAAAGCGTTATGTACACCAACCAAGATGGTGCAGCGGTTCAGCTTTACTTGAACGCTGTTTCTGATGGTGCTACTGAGCCAGCTCCTGACAATGTGAAATCTTCGTATATCGCTGGCGAGGTTGTCTTTACCGACTTCTCTACCACCGTTAACTCGGATGATGCCACAACTGCTGAAGTTTCCTTCAGTATGTGGAAAGTGACAAACTGGATTGGTCTAGCTATTAGCTAGCTCGGACGGTTTGATGTGACTGGGATCCCCCGCCCAGATCAACACCTCGCCTAGTGCGGGGTTTTTTATTGGATACGATGGCTTTGTTGCCAGAACTGCAACAGGGTGCTGGGGGGATGGGCCTACACCTTCCCCTTGTGCCTGAGCTATTGTCATTCCGTAGGCACAATTTTTTTCATGGCTAAACCCCTTATCGGGATTGAAAAGCTTCAAGCCCTTGTCGATTTAGAAAACAAGCTGATTAAGCACGAAGTAGAAATTAAAGGGATTGATTTTACTTTTTACTCAAAGCCCAGCTCGATCAACAATTACAAGGCAGCAAAAGCGGCATCAAGAGACCCGGACGATTTATTGGAGACTGCAGCGCGTTTATTCATTAAAAACGCATTAGACGAAAGCGGGCGTCCACAGTTTCAAATTGATGCGTTACCGCTTTTAATGGGTCAGCTGTCTATGGCTTCAGCTTCTAAGCTCATCACCGCTTTAAATTCAGAGGAAGAGGAAGAGGCATACTCTGACCTCGACATGAAAAGCCCTGAAGGCTGAACTGGAAAAAGACGGCACGCTTTTAACTGAGCTACATGTTGCAAAAGAATTGGGGATGACTTTGAGCCATCTCCAGAACAACATGACGTACGCCGAGTTGTGGCTGTGGACGGCTTATTTTGGTTTGTCTAGTGACAGGCAAGAGCAGTCCATGAAAAAAGCAAAATCTGGGCGCCGTTAGAATTAGCTATCGGCGGATTGTTAGTTGCCAAAAACCAATCCCATTGTTATGCCCCTGGAGTTTCCAGGGCTGAACGATCTCCAGAAGGTTGAAGCACGGATGAAGGCGCTGGAGCGCACCGTTGAAGACTTGCAGGGTGATTTAGGGAAAACAACTAATCAGTTAAACCGGTTAACAGCAGCAGCAAAGAAACCTGCTGGCCCTGTTCAAAAACTAACAAAAGGTTTTGCGAGACTTGCTGTAGCTATTGGCAGCGTTGCAACAGCTCAAAAGCTGTTTGCTTCAGGGCTGAAGACTGTTACGGCAGAGGCGCAGCTTGTAAGTGTTGCCAGTGCATTTAATGAGGTAGCAGAAGCTCAGGCTGCAGCAACAAGAATTCAAACGACTTACAACCTTTCAGCTAGAGAAGCCAACTCACAATTTGCGCAAATCCTTGCTCGATTGCGACCGCTTGGCATTGAACTTAAGTCTGTTGAGGATGCCTACGGCGGCTTGGCTACTGCAATCAAGATTGCCGGATTAGATGCTGCTGGTGCTGGGGCATTGTTCACGCAGGTTGCGCAGGGCTTGGGTTCAGGGACCGTTCAGGCTGAAGAGCTAAACACGGTCTTGGACCAGTCGCCCTTGATTGTCGTGGCGTTGGCTGAAGAGCTAGGCGTTGCAGCAGGTCAAATTAAAAAGCTTGCTTCTGATGGCGGCGTTTCTAGTGAGGCATTACTGAAAGCATTGATAAGGGTCAAGGACGAAGGGGTTGAGCAGTTAGCGGCGTCTTTGGACACTCCCGCTGAAAAGATCAAGTTCTTCCAAAACGTCACTGAAGACGTGGCGGACAAGCTGACCAGAGGAGCAATCTTTGATTTAACAGAAGCAACAAAAGACTTTGCCGTTGCCCTTGGTGATTTGGCCCCTGTCTTTGAATTTGTGGGCGCAACCGGTCAAGTAGTTTTGCGCGGTTTAATCGCAACGATGCGCTTTGGCACTGAAGTGGCGGCAGGTTTTGGGCGTGCATTGACGAATTTAAAGGAAGGAAACTTCAAAGCGTTAATTGAGCCGGATGAAACCGGGTTAGCTCGTTTGCAAGATATTTGGAAAGATTTGACAGCACCGCTTGAAGGCAAGCTCCCAACCCCGCCAGCGAGAACGCCTGGTGATCGCCCAGACTCAAAAAACTATGGTGGCAGCGATGGTGGCGGAAAGTCAGCAGCAGCAGCGGCCAAAGCAGCGCAACGCGAAGCTGAAGCAATGGAAAAGGCTTTGCGCAGCTCTGAGCAATCATTAGAAGTTGCAAAGTTAGAACTAAAAATTGCCGAAGAGTACAATGTTTTAACTGATATTGCTTTAGAGGGCGAACTAGAGCGATTAAAAATCAACCAACAATATGACAACGCTTTGTTATCAGCGTTGTCCACTGAAGAAAAAATCAACATCCAAATTGAACGTGGCTTAAAGCTGCGACAGCAAGGGGTAGAAGAGGCTGATTCATTGAAAAAAATCTTTGAAGATTTTGGCCGAGATGCAGGAACAGATTTAGCCGCTCAAATTAAAAAAGCAAACGAAGAGCTGACTCAGACTGAAGAGTTAATGAAAGGCGCTTATGAAATAGTTTCCAATCAATTGACCAGTGGCATCCAAGGACTGATAGACGGCACTAAGGAATGGGGTGATGTTTTAAGCGACATCTTGGGGCAGCTTGGCTCGATGTTCCTTAACGCTGGATTTAATGGTCTTGGGAAAGGTTTGAAGATTCCTGGTTATGCCGATGGTGGCAGACCAACAACCGGTGAAGTTTCGGTGATCGGCGAAAGAGGGCCCGAGTTATTCGTCCCGGATCAAGCTGGCACCGTCATTCCTAATGATGCCTTCGATGCTGCTACCGCAGCGTTAAGCCGTGGTGGTGGCGGAGGTGGTGGTACTGAACCCAACGAAGCTGCCTTCGCTGCTGCTTCGAGCGCAGTACAAGAGAAGATGTCGATCATGCGGCAGGGACAAGAGCAAGCCGCCAACAACCCAAAACCGATTGATATTAGGTATCAAGCCACTGTTATTAATAACGAAACCTATGTAACCGCCGAACAATTCCAGGCAGGAATGAGCAAGACGGCCAATCAAGCAAGGGCTCAAACGTTGAAAGACCTGCGCAATAAGCCAGCAGCACGCTCACGCGCGGGTGTTAGCTAATGGGGATTGCAATTGGCACTTATATCAAGCTGACGCCAGGTCAATGCTTTCAAAACTTCCACGCTGATGATTCACGGTTATGGAATGGGGCTAGCTACTTATACGCAGGCTTTGGATATAGCGGCAGCACTGTTGACCTGCAGGCGGGCAATGTCGAGGCGCAACTTGTCTTTGCCATTAATGAGATGTCGTTGTCAGTAGTGCAACAGGTCGTAGACCAAAGACGAGTCATCCAGATTGACACGGTTTGGCTAGATCCTGAGACGCTTTCAGAACTAAGCAATTACACAACGGACAGGTTTATGGCGACCGGCTACACCCACGATCATTCGAGGTTGGCGCTGCGTTTATCTAGTCCTTTAGATGCAATCTCGGGCGATGTTCCTCGACGTAGACTTACTACAAAGCTTGTCGGGGCGTTGCCTTCAAGCGGTGATATTACGCTCCTCTAATGCTTGACCCTAAAGCCCAATTAGTGCTGTTACCCCAAGATCGCGAGATCATGGACTTGACGGGGTTAGACGAAAAGCAGTACAGAAAGTTTCAGTTATATGTTCTGACGCAAAAGCCAAAGCCAGGCGACCCGGTAGCTCTTGGTTTTCTTGCTACAGCCGCCATTAATCTGGTCATTGGCATTTTGTTGACTGTTGCTAGTTCATTACTGGCACCAAAAGCGCAGGAACAAAAGGAAAGCGACTACGAAGAATCAACAATCGATGGGCAGGATATTGTCCGTAAGGATCGGTTTACTGCAAAGTCAGGCTTCAACTCATTTCAGAACGTTGTTGAGTTAGGCAGCGTCGTTCCCATTGTTTACGCAAACCGTGAGGACATTGACGGCAAACAATATGGCGGGGTGCGGGTTAACACCAACCTGCTTTGGTCTCAACTGCTGAGCGTTGGCGGCGGTCAATTTTTCCGTGGTGTGTTCCTGGTTGGAGAGGGAGCACCCGCTCTGGATTACGCCCAGTTAGCACTAGGGAATAACACTCTTAGCAGTTATGAGCTGCCTCCGGCTAGTGACGATGCAGAAGCGGGGCGAGTCACTGTTTATTACGCACCTAATGGTGGTCGCATTAGCGAGAATGACCGGGTTCTAGGCGTAGTCACCGACAACGATCCTGGCGCACAAGTTGGCAGCCCTAGCGACATCTACCAAGTAGTTGAAACGCAAGACTTCTGCCAGGCATTACAGCCAAGCAACCAAACTCAGTTTGGTCTGTATGACCACATAGGTAACAACTTCGGCTACAAGATTGGCGAAGATTTTATAGCAGTGACGCAATGGCAAAACAGAAGCGACGGCGAGTTTGAGAGACAGCGTAGTAACGAGAAGTGGGCTTTAGCTCAAAAGAAGAGAAGAACTTTCACTACCCGCGCAGGCTTTTTTGATGCTGATATTTCCGGGGAAGAACCTGTTCTTACCTCCGCCAATAAGGGAGACGAGTTTTTGTATGTTATTTACAGAACAAGCGAGTACAGCCGAGAATTTACAGCGAATGGTTCATCGTCAGGCGGTGAGCAGGAATCAACTGTTAACTGTCGCGATATTGCTACAACAATTGCGTCAATCCAGCGTGCATTTGATGAGCGCATAAATATCGGGGATGTCTACAAAATTGGTAGCGCCATCGCTATCTGTACTGATCGTGGTGATTCTTTTATTTCAGATGTTGATTATGACGGTAACGGTCGCCCAGTTGAGGCTAAATTCCGCGTCTTAGAAGCGGGGAAGTTTCACGTCTGGGGTTCCGATAGCCTTGGCTATTCCGGCGACAACCAGACACGGGACAACGGAGTTATCTGCAGCGAATATAGCCAGATGTTTCGGTTAATAGTAGGTGCATTCTCCGTGGAACGCGCCTTTAAAGTTTTAGAAGTAGGTCTTCAAAGCAATATAGGATTAAAATCTTCTAGCATAACTAACTTTAATTCTTTAATAGCAGAGGCTGAATATGCAGGTGACAACTGCGAATACGGAAGCTATCAAGCATATGTGGACGCTGAATTCTGTGGTGGGCAGGACGACGGCGGTTCAGAAAATGAGTCATATCGTAAAGAGATTCGTCCTGGGACGTACTCTGGCTCTGATACCCGTTACAGCTTCTTTCGCATCTACGTTAAAGACATCGATGAATCAGATTTTGTGCCTTCACAGAATCTTTATTCCGTCCGCAGCGTCACTGGGGTAGATGTCTATAACTATCTTCGCTTTACTTTTAATAGTTCAAAACGTCGTGAATTTAAATTCATCCCTATTTCATCTTGGGAGATTCGTTACGGGCTAGATAAGCAGACACCGGAGGAACGTGGCTGGGACGATTTATTTTCAATTGACCCCCACGCCAAGAATGAATACACCCGCCCTGAGAGTGGTTACACCTTAAAATTTCGCGGGATAAAAATTGATTCACCGAATGAAGAGTTTGCGTTAAAAGCTTTTCAGCTCCCAGAGGATACACAGATAGGGTTTGGCCCTATTGATGACGACAAGCTGAAGTCATACGTGGACGGCTACGCACGGGTCGCAGAAGCTTTTATCTACAGCGAGGTTACGACTACAGCCAACCAACCAGAGCATCGAATTAGCTACGTCAATGTGATCTGTGAGAACACTGCTCCACCTGAATATGACGGGATGGCGATCTTAGGTTTAAACATCAGTAGTAGCAAAGAGCTGCAAACGCTCGACCAGCTAAGTGTTTATTGCACTAAGGGGGTGATATCTCAGCACACGTTCCCTGCAGTATTCAACGACTTGCTGACCAACACGCGGTATGGCGTGGGTGGTTATTTTTCAGAAGAGCAGATCGATAGTGGAAGTTTTGAGGCGGCCGACAGATTCTGTTATGACCGCCGGTACTTCTTTGATGGTGCAGTTAGCAAGAAACTAAACCTGCGCAGTTGGGGTTCCGAGCGTGCTGCTGATTTCTTGTTGGAGCTAGGGATTAGCGGCGGTCGGTTCACGCTTAACCCTGTCGCCAAGTTTGAAAGTAATGAGATCATCACCGCGATGTTTACGGCAGGAAACATCATCGCTGACACCTTTGAGATGAACTACTTCGACGTACAAGATCGCTTGCCAACGCTGGTGTCAGTTAAATGGCGTGAAGAGCGCAAGAGTTTGGAGATTAGCGACCGAGGATTATTCCCTGAGCTGCGTGAGGTCAACGTCAAATTAAAAGAGACGAAGGGCGACGTTCTTGAAGAACAAATTGATATGTCTGACTTCTGCACCAACGAACAGCACGCCATCGACCGGGCTAAGTGGCTATGTCTGCAGCGTCAGCAGGTTACTCATGCCGTGTCGTTTAAGACGACGCCAACTCAGGCATCCATGAATGTCGGCAGCATCATTGCTATTGGCATTGAAACGATCAAGACCGACAACCCACAAAACGGGGCGGTAGCAAGCGATGGCACTGTGACCTGTTGGCCACCATTAAAGGATGGCGAATATCAAGTGTTCTCTTGGAATGGCAGCGGGGTCATCCAAGAGCAGCTCCTTGCTGTGAAAGACGGTAGAAGCGCAAGCAACAGGGGAATCGTCTTTTCCGTAAAGACCAAGCAAAACACTTGCCAGACTTACAAGGTGCAGGCGCTGGGATTTGATGAAGACGGCAACATCGACGTGGAGGCGACCTACTTTCCAACAGATAAAAAGGGTGTATCCACAATGGTGAATACGTTTAACAAAGCCTCTGCCTGGGAGATCTCATGACTACTAACTTTCCAGCCCTAAGACCAGTCAGCCGGACTTATACGCCCGGCGAGTATCCGGTCAAACGGTTCAACGCAATTAATGGCGCCAGCGCCACTCGGCTTTATGGCAGCAAAGCTTTTGACGCTCAAATGTCGCTTGAGTTCATCGTTGATGATGCAGAGCTAATTTCATTAACCACCAGTTGGAATGATTCGAGCGGGGGCTTTGACCGCTTGGAATTACCGGCGCAGGTGTTCTCTGGAATGGATTCGTCTGTATTCCCAGAGCAACTAACATGGAGGTGGGCAGAAGTGCCCTCTGTTAGTTCTGTCCGTGGGGAGCTTTCGCGAGTCTCCGTCAAACTCATCGCAACCCTGGAGGTGACCTGATGGCAATTCTTACTGGCGCAGATGGTCAGCTAAAACATGCGGGCAAAGTAATCGGCAAGACCCGCAATTGGTCACTTTCTATTTCTCGTGATGCGATCGAAACCACAGCCCTAGGTGACTGGGACCGGAACTACACCACCGGCATTCGCGGAACTACTGGATCGGCTTCGTTGTTCTATGACCCCAGCGACAAGTTATCGGTTGCATTCTTAAACACGATTTTTGCTAATAACAGCAGTGAAACGGTTGAGTTCGTATTTGAGAAGACTGGTGGGGATGCGTTAGGCGCAACCGGCTTTTTAACCAGCGTGGGGCCAAGCGTTTCTGTCGGTGAAGCCCAAGCCTGTCAGGTCCAGTTTCAATTCTCCGGCGCTGTTAACGGCACCTTCTGATGGCAGTTCTTGGAGTAGGTGGTCAGCTAAGGCTTCATCGGCAGCCAACAGAACAGACCCTGACGATTTCATCGTCTGAGATCGATACCACCTGCAACAAGATCAAAGGAGCGCCCGGTTGGATCTGGAATGGCGACCACATCCATGTAGAAGGTCTACCTGTTTATTGCGACGGGACGATCTACCCCGGCAAGGTCAGCGGTTATGCCAGCTATGCAGGTAGCAAGTGGTTTCTCGGTCCAAATAGAACGCAAATAGCAGACAACAACGACACGTTTTATAAGGTCAGTCCCGAGGCTTACCCGCCAGGTAAAGAGGGTGATGCTGCTTATTTTTATTCAAAGAACGGTGTCGGTCCAGTTCCAGAGGATTGCAGCGCCAACGGCGATTATTGGGTTCATGTAGACCCGTTGGGCTACATATCTTTCTATACAAACCGGTGTGCAGCATTTGCCGGTTCAGAGATGGATCGCGTTGATCTTGCGCCTATTTATGGCGACATCACGCTGACAGCATTTGGCAAAGTCGATTATCAAAACGCAGTTTGGGAGTGCTACGACGGACCCTGCAGCGGTGCCACCAGCGATTACTGGTATAGCGACGTGGCAGATGAAGACACTGACCAAAGCATCTGTGCATCGGCGCCTAGTTATGACGAACCGGTTGCCGGGTTAGATGAGTATGAGAACGCCGATGTTCTGCCTCGCACAGGCGGTGACTATCCGGGTTGGCAGGTTCTGTGTGGAGTCAGGGAATGGAGCCTGGATTTAAAAGCCGATGCAGTAGATACCACCAGCGTTAGCGAGAAATTTGGCGATGCTGTCAAGTCGCTAGTTAACGGCGGTGGCAACCTTGAATTCTTTATTGATCGCAACTGCTACAGCGAAACCCAAGACAATTCATTGATGCTGATGCAGCTTCTGCTAATGACAGAGAAGGGCTGTGAAGCTGAGGCTGAGTTCTGGCTAATGAACGAGCCATTGAACGACCCGCCCTACTGCAACAAGCGAATAGGTGGCGGGCTGTATTACAGCGCCAAGATTCTGATTACTGGAACCGCAATCAATTTGAGACCAACCGAATTGGTCGCTGGTTCTGCGGAATTCGTCACTGTGGAGGAGATTAGAATTAACCAAACACCTTGATTTGACGAGTGACTGAAATCAACAAGGCGGGAACTGAAAATTCGCTTGGTCACATTGACACTCCGCAGGGGGAATTTAGATCTCAGATTGATGCGCTAACGGATGCGGTCAGGCAGTTAGGCGGCAATCCAACAATTGCTCCGGATGGGATCACGCAAAACGACCCGCTTAGTGCGCCTTATATCCTCTACGTCAACAGCTATACCGGCGATGACAAATTCGTTGGCGGCGAATACGCAAGTGCAGATGACGGCAGTTTCGAGCAAAAGATGCGTCGCATCTCTAACCAACGCCTGGAGTGTGGTTACACCGAAGCCCGCCCATTTAAGACAATCAACCGTGCTGCCATCGAAGCTGGCATCATCACCAGTAAGGACTACCTAGATAATCCAGGCAATTTATGCGGTGACCTTGTCACTATTGTCGTCAGTTCTGGTGTCCACGACGTTATTAATGGTCTTGGCACGCCATTCAATGCCACTGATTTTCCTGATGTAGGTGGCAAGGCACAGTTCACCAAATCCAAACTCAAAAAATTCAACGCTGCTGACGGTGGTGTTGTCCTACCCCGTGGTTGCAGTGTGGTCAGCATGGACCTGCGCAAATGCAACCTGCGCCCTACTTATGTCCCACCGTTTGAGGAAGAACGCGCTGACTTTAAGAACCGCTCTAGCATCTTTAGGGTCACTGGTACGGGCTACTACTACGGTTTTACCTTCCTCGATAAGAAGGACTACAAAGAATCGCACCACCTGCTAGATACTTTTTCGTTTGCAGGGCGTGCCCGCACTGATGAGTTTTACCAAAAGATCCTTGCTTCGTTCGGCCCTTCGGCAGGCGTCAGCACCTTTGCCCGCACCCGCAATAGCGAAGTAAGAATTGTTGGACCACAGCCACTGCCTGGCTTCCAGACCGAAGCAACCGACACTGTCGAATCAGCATCACCGTATATCTACAACTGTTCAATCCGTAGTTTGTACGGGATGTCGGGCATCTTTGCCGATGGAGCGCAGGTCGAAGGCTTCAAGTCAATGGTGGTGGCTCAGTACACCGCGATTTCGATGCAGAAGGATATGCGCTGCTGGCAGCGTTATCGCTCTGGTGCGTGGTCAACAATCGATCAAAAAGATTATGACAAGTACATCGACGAGACACCAGACAATGTGCGGATGGACCCGCGCTATAGAAGCTGCCACATTCGTTGCGTCAACCGTGCAATCATCCAAGAGGTTTCAGTTTTTGCAATTGGGCAAGGAATCCACCACGCCGTAGAAAGTGGCGGCGAGTTAACCGTTACCAATAGCAACTCCAACTTTGGTGGCTGCGCCAGCTTGGCAGAAGGCTTTGTTGATTACAGCTTTGACACTGACAAGAACTGGAACGTTGGCTTTATCAAAGTTGCAGAAGACATCCAATCTTTAGCGGGCAAGGCACAGGATTATTTTCTTGGCACAATTATTGAAAACGAACGCGATGACTCGTTAAACATCACACTGGAAGAGGAACTAGAAGGAGACGAAGAAAACAGACCAGACCTCCTTGATCGAGATGACTACAGCCTTGAGAACTACGGCGGCACCAACTACATCTGGGTTGAAAACCCCAACGGTCCTGACTACTACGCCCCACTAGCTGACCGTGCGTGGCGCACCTCGTCACCTGACACTATTCGGATTGCATCCAAGTTTGTCTCTGCTTCTGACGGCCAGCCCCCATCTGACCCATCTAATCCGTTAGGTCCGCTACCTCCAATCGGCGGGAAACGCATTTATGTAAGACGTTTGCGTGACACTCGCAGTGTGGACGAGCGTCGTTACAGCCTAATTTGCAATAACACTGCATCAGATTCACGGAACATTATTCGTGATTATGGACTGCAGACCGCATTAGCTTCCTCTGCCATTGATGCAGAGATCGGTGCGAAAGAGCCGATTATCGCGGCTTCTGTTGCGGTTAAGAAAGCAGAAAGCGGCATCCAACGCACCAATGAAATCGAGTTGCGTCGTGCAGCGGCTTCTAATAACTGGGATGACAGCGGCGAATATCTAAGCACCGGCTATCACCTTGAAAATAACTACTACCGCACAGGTGATACTGTCCGCTACAGAAACAAGCACTGGAAATGTATATCAGAGCATGTCGCTGGAACGTTTGACGACAGCAAATGGGACGAGTGCTTTGTTCACATGGAAGAAAACTATGGGGCGGAGGATTATTTTAAAAATGTCCAACCTGTCATCATTTTTGACAAGGACACAGACGATAGTAATGTCGACCCTTTGCTGGGCTACGGAAAAAATGCCCTTAGTTCTGACGCTGAATTGGAGCGTCAAGTGCGTACAGCAACAGACTACTTGGGTCTGTTCTCATTCTTGCGAAGCCTAGGCTTTAGCAAGGGTCAGTCGCATAATATCTTGGCGCCTAAGTCAGAGGCTGACCGGATACTCAACCCCGTGAATGCTTTTGACGGTATTGCTAACCCTAACGCTGCTGCTAATGCCTGGGACAACTGGGAGATTGAATTCCGCCGCCCCAGCAACATAAGATTGTTCGGTCATGCTTTTGAATGGGCCGGTCAACTTAACTACACCAAGGCACTCCCGCAGTACCAACGCGATTTAAGTGCATCAAATAAATTCACCTACTTCTTTACCAATAGCCTTGGCGGTCGTGTTTATGTATCGGGCTTTAACGAAGAAGGTTTTGGTGTTTCTGCCGCTGGTTTAACTGACCTGCAAACAGGCGAGACGTTATCGCCCGATGGTATTGGCAGTGATGAGCGTGATCCTAACGCCCCCGTCACATTTAATGGCGACGTACTAGTTCAAGGCACGTTAACTGCCAACAGTATTAACAGCACTCAAACATCATTAGTTAAAGATTTTAATGGCAACGACACCAAGGTAAGCCAGGGGAGGGGGATGTCATGGATTGCCCCAATGCAGAATATCGTTGATGTTGATGCAATTGCAGCTAGAGCCTTTAACACAAATAACGAATCAAACGATGGAATTAGCGCAGCCAATAATCCAGGATATACGGGTGCAAGTTTTGTAACCCCTTACTACCTAGACACATGGCGTGCCAAGAATAGTTTGCTTGGAGCGCAGCCCGGACCTGTCTACATCTTTATTAACCCTCGCGGTAAAGCATTTACTACTACGTTTCCGGATTCAACGGTCAACGAAAGCGTCAACTGGAACGCCACTGAAGTAGAACAATTAATCAACAACCCGCCAACAACACCGGGCAATGCTAGCCCTACCTTACGGCTAGCAGTTGAGTATGCAAACGCAACGATAAACACAGCAACTGAGATTGTTTATTACTGCGGTTGCGGCATTTATGCGGATAAAAAAGATAGAAATAATCTTGTATTTGAACATAGAGTTAGCCTTATTGGGTATGACTTCGCGGCACAGCAACGTGCAGATGTGAGCAACTCATGGCTAGGAACGGTTGATGGCGGAAGGGGCCCCAATGCAAGACCTGGGGAATTCCCTGAAAATACATTCCTGCCGTCACTTCGTAATCCAGACAATATGCCGGTGTTTTTGACAACAATAAACGTTGAACTGACGAATCAAGATACCCAATACATGCTTATTACTCATCCGTATAGGTTTAACTTTAGACAAAGGGCTATATTGAAAGCTGTTACATGGTGGGGTATTAGTGAAACCCTACGCAACGCAGCAGGAGACAGAAATAATTCTGGCAACAAGCCCAAGTACGTTCCCAACAACTGGTTTGACGGTCTGTCTCAAACACAGTTAGAAACCACAAGAAAACAAGACTCAGAAGACATTTGCAATTTCGCTATTTATTATTTGATGGCGGGTAAAGGCAGACTAGATTATTTAAAAACACGCGGATGCATTACGACCAAAGGATTACTGCGAACAGATAACGTCTGCATTACTGCTACCGGTTTCTCTAGCCAGTGGGGCTCCGATGGAGACAACGCTCCTCTAATTCAATGTGACGCTGAAACAATCCTAGAACTATCAGGATTGACATTAGTAGGCAACAATACTTTAAGCAGTAAATCCTCAGTCCCCGGCGTGACGCGCCCTACATTTGCAGGGAATACTAGCTACGACCTTTGTGGGTTCCAGCCGACTCTAATTAATACGTCAAACACAGCGGCGGACTCAACAGTGTCATGCGCTTTTGGACGAAGCGGTCAACCAATAAAACAGGGGCCTAGCAACTACCTTTACAACCTTACCCATATCAACTGGCATTTAATAACAAACGAAGGCAAGTATATGGACGATGGAGATGCCGCATACGCTTCAAAGCCGACGGAAGACAGAAATAAAATGGGACCAGCATTTAGACATTTCTTCGGCTCTCTTACTCGCAATAGACGCCTATTGCGTTTCTGCTGGAACTCCTATAGAGACGGCCAGATTGACGCAAACAAGTCCGGTATTGCCGGTAACTTTGGTTTTATTACTACTAACTTTGGGTTCCCTGGTGCCATTGCCGCATTCCAAGTCACAACTTTATCCTCAAGCAGGTCTGCCAATGCAAGAGATACTGATGAAGGCAAAGGAATACCCGAAGATGAAATACCACAAGGCACTTTATGGAACCTTGAAAATAACAATACCTTTATTAAAAAGAACGGTAGAGACTTCCCCTCAAACCCAACTGTCGCTACGGACAGCAATGACCCATCTATTATGGATAGAACCTACACTTACGGTGAGCCAGAGATAGAACTTGGGGTCAAGTACGCAAAGATTAGACCGGGCTTAGACTATCTTCGCAACTATCAGTCAAACCGCTTCTTATACGGATGACAGACTCCTTCCCAACATTTGACATTAACGAAGCAACTGCTGACACCGGCTTAGTTGGTGGCGACTCCTACTACACAGGGAATAAGCGCCTTGAATGGATACAACCTGACCCCGGTGATGACGGCGGGTATTGGGAAGAGTCGGACATCCCTGACCGTGCCATTTTTAGTCCCTCCGATATTTTGGCCCGGTTAGAGGCAATCGAGAAGGAGTTAAAAATCCGTAAAAAATAACAGACTAGACTGAAGGCACGGTAAATACCGCGCTCTTCGCTAAATAGCAAATGGCAGTCAAAATTCTGCACAAGCACAGTGCAGTTGAGTTCAAGTCTGCGACCGGTGCGCAGCTTGAGTATGGCGAGCTGGCGATTAATTACCACGAGTCTGGACCTTACCTTCAATGCAAAGATGCTGCAGGGGAAGTCGTCCAGTTAGGCGGCGTTTTCTTTGGTGAAGACTCAGACCCTCCAGGCGAACCGCTGCCGGGCAAATGGTGGCTCAACTCATCTGGAAAGCTATACCTATTTAATGGCGCAAGCTGGGTAGAGATCACTGGCACCAGCAGTGGTGGCGGAGGTGGCGGCAGCTCAATCACGGTGTTGGGTGGTGACGGCATTGAAGCGAGCACGATCGGCTCGACGGTCACGCTTACTGCTGATCTTGATCAGAACAGGGGTTTAGATATTGAAGGCAGTTCAATTGCCATCAAAATTGGCGCTAATTTATCGTTTGATGCCGATGGCAAGTTACAGGCAGACTCTGGCGGGCTTAGTTATAAAGGGCTTTGTGATGTCACCAGCGCTGCTGTTGTCGTAAGCCCAAACCAAAACGACCTTTATTCAAATACTGGAACAGGCAAGTTTAGCTCTCAATGGGCGGCGGTAACTGAAAACGCCGACACCTCAACCGATGCTGGTGAAGGTGACTTAATGGCATTTGATGGTTCTGAATGGAACCTTCTGCCTCGATCTAGTTCATCAGTTGGCACTGACCTAGCGGTTGATGATCTTGATGCCACTGATTTTGTAATTACTAGCAGCACTGGAGCGGACGCCAAGTTACCACCTGCGACCGTTGCAACTGCAGGTTTAATGACCGCAGCGGATAAGGTCAAATTAGAAGCAGCAGGTGATGCAGCAAAGGATGGTGTTTTAACTATTAGCCAAGGCGGCACCGAGCTTGGAACGTTTAGCGCAAACCAGGCGACAGACGACACGATTGATATACCAGCGGCACCGGTTGATTCAGTAAATGGGAAGATTGG